CTGCACCAGATGTTGCAGATGTTTTCTTTGCACTAGATCTTAAATCGGGATTTGAAGAACGAAACACATCATCGGCCGGACTTGCTATCGCAGTATTATAAGGCCCGAGTTTTGATTGAAATTCTGACTTGTTTAATATGGTACATTCTTCTGCATTGTGTGCTGCGGTCTGTACTGTTCCATTCTGGTTGAGATCTGTTCCGTCATTTCCTGCACCAAGTGGTTTCCAAGTATCATAATCAATTTCTAATCCTTCTGGTGCAATGACAATATTTGCAAAATTATCGAATGCTTCTAAAGTAACCGACCCATCATGTGTCTGGTCTTCCCATGTTTTTAGTGGATATGCAAGATAAACTCCAGGCAATTTAGTTGGAGCAGTACCATCGTAACCTCCTGTTGCATCACCAGCAGTTGCAAGTGCTTTTGTCAAAATCATTTTGGCCGCAACTGCACCTGTTCCAGATCCAGAGGCAGGAACAATATTTGAAATACGAACTGGTTCAAAATTCTTGTTCCAGAATTCTCCTGTATTTGCGGCCGCATCTATTGTCCATGTTCCAGTTGCAGTATTAAAAACTTTTACTGCATTATCTCTTGTTTGATACCATTCCCCCTGTGTAGTTCGACTATCAATTGCTCCTGTCGCACCACTTGTTCCACCAGAAACCGTATTACCAATTGCAAATCCTACAGAAAGATCATTTGATTGAAATACAATATTTGCAGTTGCATTTACTGTTCTTGCTCTTACTGCTCCTGCGGCATTACTTGTTCTTCCAAAAACAACACCCTTAACCATTGAAAAATTTCCAGTTGGATTGACTGATCCCGAATTTGTTGTAGTAAAGGTTAGAGTATTTGCGGTTGTATCTCCTACTTCAAATATACCATTAAATTCATCGTGAATATCATCTGCACCTTTAAGTACAATTCGTTCCCCTGAGAGAATACCATGTTCATCTGTGGTTTGGACTGTTACTGTACTTCCTGTTCTAGAAATAGAATTAGTATCTAATGCAATAGTATCTGATGTTGGAAATCCAAGAGTAATATCGGTGCTTGATCCTGTATCAAAAGTACTTCCTGTAAGTGTTATGTTGACTTCTGTATTAGAACCAATTTCTGTAGAGAAAACAGATGCGTTAGTTCCTCTATCAGTTAGTAATTCTCCTGCAACAAATGTACCTACTGTATCGAATGTTTCTAACAACACCGTTGATGTATTTGCGGCCGATTTGATAGTAGATGTATTGTTTGCAAAATCTGTAAGAGTTTCCGCTGCAGAGAATGAACCTGAGACATTTGAAATCTCCATCCAAACATAAGTATTTCCTGTGTATAAATCCTCTGCAAGATCATATCCTCCTCCAATGTGACCCCCTGCAACTGCATCAGTATTTGCAACTAATGCATATTCATATCTCACATCTGAATTTGCAGTTGGGTCTACTGCTACTCCACGAAAAGTTGTTCCATTAATCGTATTTGCAGGAATAAATGGTTCAGAAGCAGTTGGTGTTGCATAAGGTGCAGTATTTTCATCTACTGAAATTATTTCTCCATTTGCTCTGCCTCGTGTCATAAAGTATTTTGAAAAATCAGTAAAATACTTAATGCTGGTTCCCTCATCATTTACAATAGAAGTATTTGCATTTGTAGTAGTTGAAAGAGTGAGTTGTCCTCCATCTTCATTAAAATCATGTAAAGTAATGAATGGCAACGTGGTTTTATTACTTTGAGAACTGTCTTCTAATACTGGCATAGTCAATGTTCCAGTAGAAGTATAAGCAGTTCCAGGCGCAAGGTTAAATTTCATAATTCCTGAAACAGATGCTCCGTGTAACAATGCTCGTTGTTGTGCAAGTTTCTCACATACAGTTGGCAATGGATCAGAATTGGAATGAGATGTATTTGCAGCTCCACGAAAGAAAGGAGTAAAACTTACTTTCATAAGATCTGCAAGTTGCACCTCATCACATATACCAATTCTTGCAAAAATTACATTACTCGGCCCTCTTGCAATATCCTCTTTAACATCGATTTTCTTTTGTTCTACATCCATAATTTTTCTTTAACTTATAGGCCCCGTAAATGGAACTCCTGGCGTATCTGGTGTTACTCCTATGACTATTGCAGAAAGAGTATAAGTATTTAATTCTTTTGCAAGTTTGTTTGCAAAAAGAGTTGTAGATGGATTGGGTTTACTGAGTACATCTATTAACCCAGCAATCAGCCCCGGCAAGCCAGGTGCAGTAATTATTGTACTTTGAAAAAGACTCAACCACGTTGCAAGACACGAATCAAATGCCTTTGCCATTTTTTGTGCAGTCAAAGCAGGTGCAGGACTGACTGAACTATAAATATTTCCCAAATCCTGACCCAATGCAGCTACTCCGGGCATTGCAGTAAATGGATGTCCTCCTGCGTTCATTCCTCCTGAACAAAAATTCATATAAGCTTTTGAAGTTTTTAATCCAACTATCTGAGGAGAAGGATTCCCTTTTGGGCCCTTCTCATATATGTCTATTAATTCACCCTGTAATCCTGCTGCTACTAATGGCATATCGTTATCCTAGAAAACATTTTTTAGACATTGCTTTCATCAATTTTGCTGCATACTGGGGCATAATTGGCCCAGTCGGCCCAACTGAACTTGGATGTTGGTGATCTTTAAAAATATCCATCAAAAATGTTTTTCCAAGAATCATAGGTTCTGTTTGACCACCCAAAGTAATCACCGCACCATCAATTTGAACTGCCGCATCTGCTTTAATGTCTATCAATGCACCTTCAATTGCGGCTTTAACCATTCCTTTAAGTTTTGCTGTCGTTGTTGCTTGAATATTGATTCCCGATGGGCCTGAATTTGATTTTATATCTATATCTCCCAAAGGTGCTTTGAGTGCAATTTGAGCAGCCGCACCAAATGGCCCCATGTTTAAGTCAATTCCTCCTGTAACTATTGCATCTATAGTTTCTAATACAATTTTTCCTATTGCTGCTTTAATAGTTTTTGCATTTGTTGCAGGAATCGGTGCATTTGCAATTGTCTCTTCTGAACTACCACCAATTACGTGTGACATTGCACCGAATGATGTGATGTTCATTGCACCCATAGAACCTAAAGTCATCTTTCCAGATTGAACATTAAATTCACCCTGAGCAGATATCGTTTGATTACCTTTGAATACATCAACTGCTGTTGCATTACTCCGAACTATAGTTGGTGCATTTAACATTAAAGTATTTTTTGCATCAATCACAGTAGTTTGACCAGAAAGAACCACATGACCAGAAGGAGCTCCAAGAATGATATCACCATTATCTGATGTTACAACAAAATCATTACCAAGAACTAAATGTTTTCCCTTTGTTACTTTTGTAAAAGAATCATTCTCGACTACCTTTTTTTCTGTCCCACTTATAATCGATTCTTGATTACCCATGACAATATTATATCTGTGGGCATTTGTTCTATCTGTACGTATTCCCTTTGGATGAAATTCTGTAAATGTACCAGAACGATGATACCAATGTAATCTTTCTTTTGTTGGAGTATCATCGATCTCAATTAAATGTCCACTTTCCGACTCGTAAACGTGATTGAACGGATAGACGGCCGCATATGCAGATGGTGGTTGTTTTATTTCGGTTGTCGTATTAACTGTAAACAAAGAAGTATCAACAAGTTTCGCAAATGGTGCAACCGTCATGTTTGGAACATTTTTAGTTAAATTTTCCGTTGGTGCGAATTGTGAAGTAATTGACCCTTTACCTAAATTTTTATTCTTCGATGCAATGATTCCTTCTGTCTCTGTCTTTGCAGATGCATCAGCCTCTCCACGAGCATAACGAGAAGTTGTTGGTTCGTTTATATTTCTTGGATATAATGATTTACTCGATAATGCTTGTCGTTCTTCATTCGTGTACTCTGTAATCGTAACTTCTTTTCCTGCTTTTGCTTTAAATGTTTTAGGTGGAAACGGCCAACCCACAAGACTGATTGCACCACCACCTGACTTTGCACCACCTTGAATCGTGATTGTATGGCGGTCTGCATCTTCAACATCTAAACGTGAATCGTTGAATCCTGTGTTTATTTTTGCATAGTTTTCTGGAATACCATGCATAGTTCCCATCATCACAGGTTCTTGTGCAAGTTCACCATCACGATAATACCCCATTACCCACGTACCTTCGACTGGGCCAACTGGTGCTTCTCCTGCACCCGATTGACTTGCAGAAGTAATTGGCATTACTGGAAATGCCCAAGGCAAATTTTCAGTAGGTAGTTCTGATTTGTCGGCAGTATGCCATCCTAGTATCCGAACTCTACATCTGCCCAAAAACAAAGGGTCTTTGCGGTCTTCTACTACACCATGCCACCAGATAAATCCATCTTTACCTTGAAAATAATTACTCATTATGGCATCCCTGAAGTTAATATGGTTTCATCTGCAGCTGCTTCTTGTTTGGTTGCCTGGCCTGGAATTCGTTTTGCAAAAGAATTCTTTATTAATTCTAAATCAGTTTTATATTCATTTACAGTAATTATATGTCTAATTTTTGACACAACATAATATCCGCTATAAAGTTGATGTCCTAAATCAACAGAACCTATTTCATCGGGAGCAATCGATGATGGTATTTCAAATCTTATCAAATCTCCTACGTGTCTGGCCGAGTTTCCTGCAACATTAAAAGTTACAACAATATTTCCAAATTCTTGAAGTTGCATTTCTCTTTGCAATAACCAATTTTCTATTTGATTTGGTTTTGCTTCGTTGTCCTTAAATGTTTTTGCATTTACCCCTATTGAAGTATTTGTGGATTCAAATGCAGGGGGAAACAACATAGGTGCTACAAACATTGCATCGTGCGACTTTGTTGTTGTTGCTAATTTAATAGACGCTTCATTTGAACCAAGTAAATCAGAAGAATCGCTTATCAATTTGTTCTGAGTTTTGTCTGTTGGATGAATATCAGTTGATATGAAATCTGCAAATATTCTCTGAGAATCATCTTTTGCTTGTGAAGGGTCTGATTCTTCAACCGTAGCTCCTGTGTCTGGATCTTCATAACTTGTTGTTGGATTTTCTTTTTTCTCATAATAATCATATTTGACTTCATCATATTTCATCCTAATCGGATCATATGCGATTAACTTAGAACCATACATTCCAAATCCAAGATTTTCTAGTGCTTTAAATGAACCTTTAAATTCAAATTTTTCGACTCCAAAAAATTCCATTCCTATAGAACTTTGATCTTTTCCGGCAGTTTTAGGGACATATTGATATAAAGGAATATTCTTTTTTGTAGATTGTTTAACTATCATAGTTTCAATCGATTCATAAAAAAATCCTGTTCCTAATTTCTCATAAAATACAAAAAGAGAGCCGGGCGCAAATGGTGCTTGATTTTTTTCTGGATCTTCAATTTCCGAATCCTCTATATTAGAAGAAAGAGAACGTGATGCACAGAAATTTATTGCTTGAAATGGAGTCCAGTTTGGAACAATAACGTTTTGGGGCGTTCCAGTTTTTTCTATAAAAACTTTTTTTTGCCATGGAAGACTTATTTTTTTATTAATTTTGTTCAATGCATCTTTAACTATTTGATGATAAAATCTCCCTTTATATCCTTTACTTATTTTAGATTTGGTATTTACTATATATTCTGGGCTCACGAAAAACAATTTATATATTTTCGTTCTTTCTCCTGTCGTATCTTCTATACAATCATATACTCTAAATGTTTGTTCAAATACTTCTTCACTACTGGTGCCAGACTCTAAAGTTTCTCCTACAGAATCTTGTTTACTTCCTGCGCCTGGGGTTGAAAATGAAATAATTAATGTTTCATCTCCAATGATTGGTATAGTTTCTGCTAAACCTTGATTGTCTATAAAGGTAAATGTTCCACGTAAAACATTTGAAAATAAATCTTCATAAATGTTTAATTCTTCAAAGACGCCAGGTGAATTTAAATGTACTACATTGGGAGAAGAAGGAGACATTATAGACAATTCTCTTAAAATAAAAGAACCACCCCCCATTGGAGAAGTGTTGTCTACCTTTTTAATTTTTCTATCAAGTGAGTTATCTGCCATATCATTATTATGCTGCGAACATACGTTTTACTTCATAATCTACATCTTGAATAACAGATGCATTTATTAATTGCAGTTCGGTTTTTTCATCATTTAATTCAAATTCCCAATCATATTGAGAAATAGTAGTTTTATCATCATCTCCCAAAAGTGCATATGCAGTTGAATCTATGATGTATTTAACTGCTGGAATTCTTTCAGCAATTCCAGTTTTTGCAACTTCTGCACGTATTATTTGATAATAGTACTTAACTGTATTAACAGCAGAATCCATACTTCCATATTTGGAAACAATATAATTATCGAATTGAGTAAGTCCCAATGGCCAGTCGAATACAGGATCATAAATGTCGTTAAACATCAGAATCAAATATGCAAAAGAAGGAGTCCCATATACTTCTTGTGAAACCATATCTGGGCGATATCCGTCCTTTATACGATAAGGATAGTAATCAGTAATTTCACTAACAACTGCTGGTTTGAACTTTGGCCGCTTCATTATATTTGTCACTTTCTGAAACGTATTCGGTGCGTTGCCGTTTATGTCATACTTGACATTTGGTATTGATTTAAAATAATTTGCCATTTATCTTTTATTTCTCATTGGGTCTGTTTTTTTATTTGCTTCGACTCTATCTCGCCTTAAAATATCAGAAGTATCATCATTCTGTTTATCTGAAACTGTATCTGAACTTGTCACATATTGAATTTCTTGGAAAGTAATAGCGAGAGATGTATGAACAGGAGAACCATCTTGGTGAAATCCAACTACACCATCTGGATCGTGATTGATAGTCATAGTTGTTATCACAGATCTTTGAACTTGGAATAGATAAGGATTAGTTCCCCCTGCACCAGTTGCCGCCTGTGCTTGGCGATCGGCTTCGATAGTTTTCCCCTTACAAAATTTTATTTCCCATTGTCTAGGTGCATGAAAATACGGAGCAGTTAATTTATTCACATCGCCAATAGATGCTCCCATTCTTGGAGTAGATCCAGACTTAAAATCTTTAATTATATCATCAACAATATTTGATTCATCTGCACTTTTTGGCCAGAATTGAAAAGTAAAAGTATGTGTTCTAAAATCTGATGGGCCACGATAAACAAGTGCCATGTGTGCATTTCTTGCAAGTCCAAACCCTGCAGCTCTAAAATCATTTACAATTTGTGGTTTGGTGAAAGCAGAAGTCATTGCATCGATAAGAACAGCACTTGTTCCTGCACCTTCACTTGCACCCATTGCTGCCAACCTTGATCCACCTTTAAGTGGTTCATAATTTTGACCTATTGTTGTAGTCAATGCGGCAGGAGGAATATATAATGCAATAGAAGACATTCTTGTGCCTTGACCTTCCCTGTCTACTGCACTAGAAGATTCATATGAATCAATGAGCATATAATGTTGACCCTGTGCAACATCTTTACCAAGTGTTGCAGGATAACTTAAAAGTTTTGGAACATTGGCCATGAGAAGAAAACGCTATAAAGGTAAATTTAAAGTTAAAAACCCCCAAAAATACATCGGAGATAGTACTAATGTTATTTATAGGAGTTTAATGGAACTTAACTTTATGAAATGGTGTGAAAAGAGCGAAAAGGTTCTAAAATGGAATAGTGAAGAGGTTGTGATACCTTACATTTCCCCTATGGATAAGAAGAGACATAGATATTTTCCCGACTTTCTTATCCAGACAAACAAAGGGTGGACTCTCATAGAAGTCAAACCTCTAGTCCAGACCAAACCCCCTAAGAAAATACTAATAGAAAAAGTGACATTGAAGAAGAAAAGGCGTTATGTTAAAGCGGTTAAGACTTGGTTAGTTAATGAAGCAAAGTGGAAGGCTGCAGAAAAGGTTTGTGAAGTGAACGGATGGAAATGGTCAATCATGTCAGAAAAGCACTTAATACCAGATAAATAATAATACTATGGCAAGTTTATTAGATAAAGTGTCCGATGCAATTCGTACAGGAACAGTTGGAGCGGAAGTAAAAAGATCTGCGAAATGGTTTCAAACAAAAATCAAGGGATTGGAAGGATCATTGAGAAATCAATGGACACAAACAAATGCACCAAAATTTTATCGGGAAGCAGAAACTAAGGTAAGTCCAAAAATTCTTAAACTGAGAGCAAATTTAGGGGATTTATATGCATATTATTATAATCCTAAACACAAAATGACTTTACCTTATTATGATACATTTCCTTTAATTATGTTAATAGGATATGAATCCGATACATTTTTGGGTTTGAATTTTCATTATCTTAACCCCAAACTTCGTGCAATCCTTTTAGATAGAGTGTCGGCTAAGGTAGGTGGAGGGATTATTAAGTGGAATAAAATTGCAAAGATCCCACAAGTTGAACCATGTGTAAAACGATATAGATATGATCACATTGTGAGGAAAGTAATTCCGATAGAAGAAAATGAAAATGAAATTGCAATATTCTTACCATTGGAAAGATTTAAGAAAGCATCAAAGTCCAAAGTATGGGCAGACAGTAAAAAAAGGATGGGTTAAAAATGGCTTACAATGTAAATGATTTTGCTGCTCAAATTGCAGCAAGAGGAGTTGCATCTCCAAATAAATTTCAAGTACAATTTACAAGTGTTCCTGCAGCTTGTCTTGTAGGAGGCACTTCTGTTAAGGACTTAAACTTGATGTGTGAAAGTGTGGCTCTTGCAGGAAGATCCCTACAGAGTTTGTTAGATAGACAATACGGACTTAATAGAGAAGTTGCATATAATGGGCCAGTATATACACCTATTTCACTTTCGTTTTTATGTTCTTCAAATTATATAGAAAAAAGAATATTTGATAGATGGAATAATATGGTGGTAGATATAAGTAAGGGATATGATGTTGCATATTATAAAGATTATATTGGAGAAATGCAAGTAACTGCTCTTGATAGATCGGGGAATCCTGCATTTAAATTGTCATATAAAGAATGTTGGCCGAAAACAATATCAGCAATTGAATTAAATCATTCAACACAAAATTCTCCTGCAAGAATGACTGTAGAAATGCAATATGCATATTGGGAATCTGATGATATTTTAACAAATAGCATTGGTCAATCAGTATCACCAAGAGTGCCTGCTTCAACAGGAGGCCCGCCCGGAACTCCATAATGAATTATTATTAACCGTCATGAAAGGAACTTATTATGGCATTACCTAAACTGAACGTTCCAGTATATGAGGCAATTCTGCCATCGACTGAGAGTGTTATTAAATATCGACCATTTTTGGTCAAGGAAGAAAAAATATTATTGACTGCAATGGAGTCAGAAGATGAGAAATCAATCTCTGATGCAGTTAAACAAATCATTAATAATTGTGTTCAAGAAAACCTTGATGTAGAACGATTGCCTACTTTTGATATCGAATATTTATTTTTGAGACTTCGTGCTAAGTCAGTAGGAGAAGAAGTTACTATCGGATTGAAACCATTTCCCTGTTCTCAAAATAATGGAGAACTTTGTGAAAAAACATCTGATGTAAAAATTAACCTAGAAGAAGTGAAAGTTATAAAAGACGGAAAACATACAAATAAAATTATGTTGACTGATGATATAGGAATCATAATGGAATATCCGAACATTGAAAATGTTCAGGCTATTATGATGGGAGATACTTCTACAGAGCAGAGTCTAAATGTGGTTAAAGATTCTGTTTCAATGATTTTTACACAAGAAGAAACTCATGAAAAAGATTCCTTTACTTCTGAGGAATTGGATGAATTTTTTGATAATTTAACTTCTGATCAATTTTTAATGATTAGGAATTTTTTTGAAACTATGCCGCAACTGAAACATACTGTGAAATACAAATGTACAACTTGCGGAGAAGACAAGGAAACAATAGTACAGGGACTTAACTCTTTTTTCGGCTAAGCCTAAGTCATAACTCGCTTGAGAATTATTACTTGAGCACTTTTGCAATGATACAACATCATAAGTGGAGTTTGACGGAAATCGAGGATATGTTGCCCTACGAAAGAGACATTTACATGACTATGCTGACCAAATGGATTGAAGAAGAGAATGAAAGAATTAAACAACAAAACAATTAGGTAAAGATGGCAGAAGTAGAAGTAACCCAAAAAGAAAATTTTAAAATGATGTCCGAACAGTTGAAAAAGGATCGTGAAGACACCATTGCTAGGCTCAAAGACATTGCAGACTCAAACACCAGACTTGCAAAGATTGCTTCAGACCCAGAGGAAAGAAAAAAGAACTTAAAAGCTGCTACCAAAGCTTCTAAAGAATTAGCTACTCTTCAGAAAGCAGACCTGACGACTACTGGTGCAGTAAAAAAAGAATTTGGAAATATAGGCAATTCTTTATTGGGTGGATTTGATGGAATACTTGGTGAAGCATTCGGCCCATTAGGTGGTATTGCTTCTACTCTTACTACTGGTTTAGTAAGAAGAAAAATAGAAGCAAAGAAAAATTTAGAGTCAGATATATTACAAGAAGAAACATCAAAAGATGTTGCAGATACTTTAGAAGAAAATGCAGAAGATGCGAAAAAGGATAAGATAAAAACAGACGGAGGTAAGGTTGAACAAAAAACTTCCGAATCCGCAGAAGAAACTGCTGGAGGTATTCAAGAAGTTGATGAAGGACTCAATACTACCAATCGATTGTTGACTGATATAGAATCTCATCTTAACTTCATGGCTGGGAATCAAGAAACTTCTGAAACTAGAAGAGAAAGACTCAGAGATAAAGGAGGAGAGACAGTTCGTGGGGTAATGCCAGGAGAGAAAAAGGGAGGATTATTTGGAGACTTCAAGTTTGGTGATTTATTTAAAAAAGGTGGAATTAAAAAAATAATCGCTACTCTTGGTGGAACTTTAATGAGTGGTTTTGGAACAGCATTTGCAGGAATAGGAAAAACATTTACCTCAACACTAGGCCCCCAATTAATGAAATTTGTAGGGCCTGCTGCTTTAATAGCCGGACTTGCATTAGCAGTCAAAGATGGAATTAATGGATATTTTAAATCGGATGAATGGGGTGTGTCCAAAATTGCAGGGTCAATAGGTGGTATTTTTGGAGGAACTGGCGAAGCAGGAAGTTTTGGAAATGTATCTGGAAATGCTCTTAAATGGGGATTAATTGGTGCAGGATTAGGAAGTATCGTTCCTGTTATTGGAACTGGAATAGGTTTTGCTGCCGGTGCATTACTTGGTGGTATTTTGGGTTGGTTTGGTGGTGAGAAAATTGCAAAAGCAGTAGATGCAATTTCAGATTGGTTTGAGAATAAATGGAATGGTTTTCTGAGTATTTTTGGAATAGACAAACGTTCTAAATCCAAAAAAATAGATGATATATCAGAAGATAAAGCTAAACTTGATAAAGAAATTTCCGACCTTGAGAAAAAAGAAAAAGAAGGAAAACTGTCTCGTTTTGATAAAGGAAACTTAGATAGAAAAAGAAAAGCTCAGTCAGCAGTTTCTGAGAGAGAAAAAAATATTAAAATAACTGGATTTGATATTTCAGACAAAGAGAAAGAAAAAAGAATTACACAATTATCTGCTTCCAGAGAAGAAACTGAAACTATGTTTGGTGGATATGGAATTGCAGAAGCAGAAGAAGAATTGAGAGTAAAACAAGAACAATTCGACAGAAGAACGTTTAGTGGCCCCATGGCAGAACGTAATAAAGAAGCGGCAAGTAGAGCACTTCAAGCAAAAAAAGATGAAGTCAAAAAAATGAAAGATGAGTTGAAAGCTCTGCAACGTACCGATGCTCCTGTAACTCCTTTGGCAAGAGGCGGAATTATTGTAAATCGACCATCTTATCTTCCATCATCTGGAACAGTTGTTGGAGAACATGGAACATTTACAGGAAGGGGTGCTGCTCGTGGTGGTATTCCAATGGATGGTGGCCCGGAAGCAATTATCCCATTATCTGGAAGTAGAGCTCAAGGATTTATTCAACCTATTGCTGCATCTATTGCAGGACAAGTAATGAATAATTTAGCAATGGATAGAGTGGGAATGAGTGGTGCTGGTGGAACGAGTTCTGCACCGACTGTGATTGATACAAGTTCGCAACAAGTAATTACTAATAATACAATCATAAACTCGCCCGAACCCCAAGGCCAAATGTTGCCAGGAGCTGGACGAGATCATGCTGTGTCACACTTTAGACACGCTGCGTAAGACTATGCTTCCGCAAGTTTCTTGAAGTAATCAAGATTCTCTTCATCAGAAGATGTAGAGGGTGTGATTGGTTCACCACCATCAAACGGAACCTTTACTGATTCTACAGTAGTAGGTGCAGTCATTGTTGGTGTTGCAACGTTTCCAAGAACAATATCCAAACGAGACTTTAAATCATCATAGGACTTGAACTTATCTTCCCCGACAAACTCTGTAAGGGAATATTGAGCGTTCCAAGTTTCTTCCATCTTGGTATCATCTTCAAACAATGGTGCCGCAGTTACAAACTCCGACTTATCATAGTTTGAGAAACCATCGACTTTACGAATCTTCAACTTGAAGTTCGCACCATCCCAAAAATTGAAAACATCTACTGCATTCTCATCTTCAAACTCTGGATTGGCCATCGAACTGACCTTATCAAAAATCTTCTTCCCATAACGGAAAAGAAAATTCTTACCTTCGTTTTGTGGATTCGCCTTGTCTTCAACGACAAAGATGTTAGAGATGTATGTCAGTCTTCGTTTCTGTTTACGAGCGATCTCTTTGTTCGCTTCGATACCTGAGTTCCAAAGAGTAGAGTTATACTCTGCCAATGGATCTTTCTGACCAATAGTGGTCAAAGAGTTCTCAATGTACCATCCACCCGGCCCTTGAAAACCATGATTGAAGATTTTGGCCCATGCCATCTCTTCATCATTGGGTGGGGGAAGAAATCGAATAACGGCATATCCGTTACCTGACTTGTCGAGTTCCGCTTTCCAGAAACGTTCATCTTCTCGACTGAAATTGTTTTTAGGATTGTTTATCTTCTCAACTTCTGTCTGAAGTTTCTGAAGATCGTTTGACCGACTTTTCTTGAGGGATGCAAATGTATTTGCCATCGTATTCTCCTTGTTCTACGTGTTTCAGATTATCCACTTTATGCATAATGTAATTCTACTTGTTTTCTAAGTATGTCTACGTATTTCTGCTTATTCACAACCACGAATGGGGCATAATTATTACACATACTATACAATTCCGGCCAAATGACCGTTTCCTCTATGCTCTCATTGAACTTAGAGGTGAAGTTTAAAATGGAATCCAGTATTACAAAGGTTTCCAATGAAACTTCTTCACCAAATACATGGCGAACTATTGGAGGATGTTGACCATCCTCAACTTTGAAAATGACATTGAAGTTTTCGTTCTCATCGAACATCTCTCCTACTTCATTCTCAAATACATAAGGAAGACTTTGAATCTTTGTCTTCCAAGCAATGTAGTTACTTCTACCTTCTGGTGAAGTTACATTACCTACCCACATTTCTCTTCCCTTAACAAAATTGGAAACAAGAAACTTGGTGAGTTCTTCATCCTTATAAATTTTCGACAAACGGATAAAATGGTGTTTGTCTTTTCGTTTCTCAAAAGAAGATTCACTTGCACGAACCTTTCCATGAAATTTAAAATAATCGTATTCCTTCTTGTTGAAGTGTTGTTTCAACGACAGATACTTTTGGTACACTTCATAAGGAGTCACTTGATATATCATATAGGGAGTTTTGATGTCTTTGGCATAAAATTCAATATCTCTGCCTCTTCCCTTAATTTGGTTTTAGTTTTAACGTTTATCAGCCCAGCACACGTTTCTGCTTCAAGACCATTTTCATCTGCATGATATAGCATCGCATCTAGATAACTCATCCTTGTTCTAGTAACGATTTCTTCAATCTCAGAATTATAACGTTCTGATGTAAACAAATTAAGTATTTCTTCCATTGTATTTTATAATTATAACAAATTATGACATCATTGTCAAGTTAAATCGTATCATTATTATTTGTTGTATTCCCTACAGCCTCTCCTTCTTTTTGTTCTGGATCATCTTTATCTTTGAACCAATAATCAGTTGACTTGGCGAGGACGGCCACATAGGCGCCCACCATGATATTCACCAGATCTCTTGATTCGGCAGGTAATGAACCATAAAATAGTAACCATATTAAAAACAAAAAAGTTAAAACTATAATCATTGACAAGATATATCTTGCCATCCAATTTAATTTCTTTCTTGTTTCAATTTTCTCATAACGTAATGCTTCCATTGGATTTTGCTCCCATAATTTTTCTTCTTGTGCATCAATCATTTCGACAGAGGTATTGATTTTACCATCCCCTAGTCTTTTATGAACTTTTTTATTCATGTTTCGTTGTCCATGAAGGGGAGTTAAATTTACTCCCCAATTTTATTTGTTACTTATTCTCTACAAATTCGTAGAGTTCAGTTGCCTTTTTCTTAATATCCTCAATGGTATAAGATTCTGGCTGAAGGTCTGTTCGTAACCTCGTAGTTGCATCACCTTGTTCTTGTGCAAAATTCCATGCATCAATGGCAATGTTTTCTTTTCTTGAGTATTCATCTTGGAGATAACCCTGTGCCATCTCTAAGAGTCTAAATCTTAATTCATATGGATTTGACATATGTTTCCTTTATGTGTGTGTTTGTGTGTAGTGGCCGGTTCTTCTGTTTCCAAGCGACCGGCCGGAGGACTACCCTCTAACTCAGCTATACTCTACGCAGCGAGTGCGTAAGAGTATGCAGTATAATCGGAATTATTTGCGATTATGGTTTCGATGTTGGTCATCACCCTATCTGTTCTCTCTGATACTATCTCTTACAATCGAAATCTATTTCAGCCCCATCAACGATAGTCATATCCAATATAAAGTGTGGCATAAGTTAAACACAATCCAAGCAATATCATAATTGCAAGCCACATTAATTTTTTTTCCATAACTCTCTTTGGTGGAGCTGATCGGAACTGCCCCGATGTCTTATAAGATACCCTCTCAGGTCATCAAACAAATTCCTGTATATCTGTAAATATTTATATTATCTCTTTCTACTGAAATGATAAGCGTCACATACTGATTTTAACTGACGGATATAATCTAAGGGATTATATACTTTCCAATCTATATGAATGTCTTGATCCAATAGAGGATTGTATTTCATAGGGTCAAACCTAATCAACGAACATATGACAATTTTCTTTGGAAGTAGTCCATACATCTCATACAGCATCATACAGTACGCTGTTCCTTGTAAGATGTATGAAAGTAGGTATTCTTCTTTTTTAATATAAGTGGCGGTTTTCCAATCTATTATTGCAAGTTCTCCTTCATAATCTGCAACCAAATCTGATGTTCCTGCTACCTTCAATCCATTAGACCACATTCCCATTTCAATTCCACGAATGTTATCTATCTTTTCGTTTATTTGAGGTATTGCAAGATTAACAAGCTCCATGTGATCTGGTGCTGCTTTATCAAAATAATTTTCATTACCTTCTAGATACTTTTCAATATATCCATGAATTCGTGTTCCCCTTCTAGAAGCCTTGGCAGAAATCTTTTTCGCCTTTTCTTCTCCGACACTTGCTTTCCACTTTTCAATTCCTGCTTTAGAAATGATTTGGTAGAGCAAACTGGTGATAGAAGGATATGTGCCATTAGGAACATGATACACTCTACTTGGGCCAGAGTTATCTTGAACTAATTGATCTTTTCGATTTTCAAGAAGATCATAATTAAATTTTTTCATTATTATAAAAACGGAGAGACTTATTAGGCCTCTCCGTTACAATATGAGATTAGTCATTCCATTATTTCGACATCAAGGGATCGGGATTGTAGAACCATTATATCTCCCTACTATTTCCTCGACTAAAGTGTGTTTAGATTATGTTCTCACTCTATTTTTATATATCATTTTCAGACATTGATTGTCGAATGTAAATGCTTACTTTTTATATCTTTGAGTTTATCTTTAAATCCATCATCTATTTTCTTTCCTGCAAAGTGCCAAGGATCACCGACATAAGGTGTGGCATATCTCATCTTTACACTACCTTCACATTTTTCTTGTGGACAAGGTTTTGTAGTAGGTTCATTTCTTCGTGCAATGGTCAATGATTCTTCAAATATTTCACCACAATTTTCACACTCATAATCGTAATACGGCATTATTATCCTTTATTTAACTTCTCCAAGAACATGGCATATATCCACCTGACATAATGGGCTCGAAATTTTCATCTACACCTTTAGGCCAACCTGCTTCTGCAAACCAACAACCATTTTTATTCTTTATGGGAGAATTCTTTTTTGCAATTTTAATAGGTAATTTTATTTTAACTTCAACAACTGATTCTTCTACTTCTGTAACAACTTTTCGTGTTTCGATAACACAATCTGGACATTCACCAGTTTTGGGATTCATCCAACATCCTGCTACAGCATGACAGACTCTTTCTTCTATAATCTCTGTCTTTGTGACTGCAGCATAAGATGCGGAACTTATTGCCATCGCTATCAAAATCGAACTCAATAAATGTTTCATAATATATCTCCTATCAATTAATGTTAGTTTTAACACTCTTTCACTCTCTACTTATATTATATCAAAACTACACAGAAATGTCAAGTTTTTTACAAAGTTTTTTTGCCACCATAGAAGATATGTCTATCTATCGAAGCCATCACTTTTTTCCTTTTACTCCACTTTGGATATTTCACCATCCAATTTGCGTGATAATGCGTTGCACCATCTGTTATGTCAATTAGTGCTTTGTCATAATGATTTACAAGAACTTTTTTTGCAAGTTCTTGTGCAGATTTCCACGTTCTACCTTCGTTTGGAGTATCCACCCGGCCGTCACAATACCAACTAAATTGACATCTATCTCTCACAGGAACATATTCTTCTATTCTTGCATTATAACGATGTATGCCCTCATGCACTACTCCACATATGGTATTGGGATAATTTGCACGTAATGTACGATTTAACGTAACATTCGCTACTGCCAATTTTCCTGCTGTACTCTCCACTCCTGCCTCAAAGTAAATATTTTTTGCTAAACAGAGAACATCTGCTGCTGTATATTTTACTTTATCAAATTCAAGAGGTTTGTAATAGTCTGGTGCAGCCTTACTCACAACTATGGTTGGTTTCCATACTTGAGAAGGTGCATTACTATTAAGTGGTGAAGTAGTATACCATAGTGTAGCAAACAGAGCAAGGAACACCCTTACTGTCTTTACCATACTTGTACCTTTTTTTGGTTATTAAATCAGTTCACAGAAAATACATAATATATCAATTTCAACCAAATGTAGTTATATTTAGGTGTTTCTATTGTTCAACCGACACTTCTTCTTTAATTGTCTGTTTTACTTCTTCTTCTGGAAGTAAGTCTGGCCAAGTATCTTTGACTAATTTATAGGTCAATCCCTTATAAGATAATTTACCATCCTTGACATCGATTAACAATTTTGCATCTTCTGGATCAAGTCTTTCAAGTAAACCAACAAACATACTTTCTCTACGAAGCATGGGTAGGTCATGAGGACTAGGATCAGTATAGTAATCCATTTTCTTAATTTCATAATGAAGAGAATTTGAAGTCATATCTCCTTCAGTTGAAGGAGTGTATGGTGGACTTCCTGGCGGCAAAAACCACTTTACCGCTGGATGAAAATTCAATTGCAATATTGCTTTAGTTGCAAAATTTTCTCTCTGTTTAAGAAGATCACGTTTCTCTTCTCTTGTCTTGGCCTTCCCAATAACTTCAAAAGTTTCTCGCACATTAAATTCTGGCATTACATATCTCCTGTAAATTGTTTGTCTGTCATTGCAACAGTTTTTTTAATTTCTGGAACATAATCTTCTGATATTCCGAATTCTGACTCGTTCATATTCTTTGTCCATACTGCACCAATATCGGGATAGAATACCCCCACAGACCTCTTAGGAGTTCCGTCAGCGTAATATGCCATCGCAACACATCTAGGAACCACTTTATGTTCTTCATCTTGGCCCGAAAACATAGAAATCCAATCACCAGTTTTCAGATAATATTCACAGTAACGAATGTATGCTTTTCGAGATGCCACATCAATCTCTGCTATTCTTTTTTCTTTTTCACCAACACCCCTACTTCTTATCTGCGAATTCAAACCAGAAATTACCGCCTTATTATGAGTGATCCATTCTTTTACATTTTGGAAAGAATATGTATCATCATCTGGTAGTGCAAGAACAACTTTACTTATATTCTTGTACTCCGCAGGCTTTCTTTTCTTACGCATTTCTAACATACGTTTCCGAAGCTCTTCTCGCTGTTCTTCTGAAATCTTACGAGTTCGTTTCACCTTCATCGGTTTTCTTTCTACTTTCACTTTCTTTATCATGATGTTTTTTTTGTTTTTGAGATTCAAGATTATCTTTGATAGTACTTAACATCATTGTCCATTGCTTCGCAGTAGTATCAATGTCATAGTGCATATCAAAGTATTGCTTCTGGAATCCAAGACCAGCCTGAACTGGTGGTTCCCAAAAGTTGTCAATTGCATCCTTCAGTACATATGCAAATTTCTTCGCATGATCGGACTTTTCTTTACAATATCCGTACATCCATGCAAAGTTTGCACAAGTTTCTGGAAGGACTGCAAGATTCGGACATACTACGACACACCCTGCACTCATTGCTTCGATTGCAGAAATACAAGCAGTTTCCTTATATACAGAAGGATATGCAAGTATGTGTGTTTGTTGTAGTGCTGTGCGAATTTCTTCGTTAGAAACAGACCCATGATAATTCACATTAGGTGTTTCTTTACAAGCATTATATAATGGTTCCCAATCTTTATCTTTATCTTCCCACCCATATATCTTAAAACTTGAATATACATCAAGTTCAACATTCTCAAATTTTGCCGCACGAAATGCAGCAATGAGAACATCCAATCCACGATGTGGTGTAGATATGTATGCAAGTCTGGTTGGGCCTTCTTTAGGTTTCGTATGTGCTGGAATTGGTTCGATTGCGTTCTTGAGAACAACACTTTTCTCATATTCAACTCCTAAATCAAGATGATATTTTTCCAACGACCAATCAGAAGGAAATATAAATCTTTCAAATTTGTCTCGTTCTTCTTTCTTTTTTAGGAATTGTACTTCTGGATCTTGAGATGTGTCTTGAAACCAGAGAATCTTTGGTTTGTCCTCTAATTCACGTACTCTTGAAAGTATGACTTGAAAATAATTCCAAACATCTTCTGGAACTCTTTCCTTCACTCGAGCATATACTAACTCACTTCCGCCTTTTGCTTCTGCTGAGGCTTCTACAACATCAAATTTTTCTTCGGAGCCCTGTTCGTTCCGTTTCTTTATCTGTTCGATTTTAGAGTCATCGAATACCATTAAACTCATAATCTTCTTTCACTATTTTAATTATACTATAATTATAACAATTTTTATCAACATTGTCAAGTTTTTTATTGGAAAAGATTTCCTTGTAACTGCCCACTCAATCGATAAAGAAGAAACCCTCTATGATGAACTTCTACATTTTCACCAGACTGTTGTAGGATTACGGCTTCATTGTCTGCTTCTACTTTACTATATTTCTGAATTTGTTTTTTACTGGTTTCAATCAAATAAGGGTAATTTAATGTTTGGGGAGACATATTTTCCTATAATTGAAATCCTGTCTTGCAGATATAATATGAATCTACGATATCCGAAACAGGGTTGGCAATTTTAGTTGATCTTGGAGATAATCGACTCCGCAAATCAACATTGGTTTCTGACAAAAACGTTTCGTACATCAACTCTTTGTTAGCATTTCCTTTTCCTGTGGCGTGTTTTTTAATTACTGTGGGTGGTATTGTTGTATAATGAAATCCAGTTGTTCTGAGATGTTGTTTGAGTATTCCTGTATTCTCTCCAATATTGAAAACTCTTCCTGTCGCTGCAAATGCATAATCTTCTAAGTAAATATGTTCCACTCTTCCATCATACCAGCGTATACATTCAATAACCCAATTTGCTAGTTTTGTAAATCTCTCAATATCATCCGTATATTCTGGATACTCATATGCAAAAAACTTATCAAAAGTCTCTTGTGATTTATTCTGTTTCAAATAATGAAATTTACAATTTTCAAATTCAATACTATTATTTATTATTTCAGAAACACAGACGGCCGGAGAAGTTAATGAATAATCCACTCCTGCGATAAACTTAAAATTCGTCAAGGTTTTCATAATATGGTTCCATTAAGATGCCACAAAATGCACAATGGAATGCTGCATCTTCTTCCCTAATATCATCTGACTCATATCTCATAGTATACGTGGCATTGCAATTATTACATTCTATATCCGATTCGACTTCCATTTCGCTCCAATTAAAGGTCTACTATTTCACAACCACCATCTGCGGAACAAGCTAGTTCTTGTGATGCGACTGTATAATCCACTTCTTCATATTGTGATAAATCCTTCCAATCTACATCTTGAGGAATTGTTTTCAATACATTGTTGTATTCCTCTTTTGTACAGTCTTGATAAGGTGCCTGTCTGTATGTATGTTCACTAAAAGGCAAGAAAGAAATTCCACTAATAGAATCAAAGTTTTCCCATACCCACGAACCAACTTTTGGCCACTCTTCTTCTTTGACAGTAATAGTGACAGATGGTTTATGTTCACACCAATAAGTCTGATAAGTCATCCATAGTTTCAATTGGTCTATCGCTGACATATCTTGTCGATAGACTGCTTGGTCTGGCCCTTTCATTGGAAAAGAGAACACAGTTGTATGTTTTGGTTTTGTTACATCGGGTTCATTTGGAAATCCCTTCTCCTTCATGAATTTGCAAAGAGGGTCTTTATTGTCCGCTCTTACAGTTCTGATATAATAAGGATTATGCCTGGCATGAATACCAGAAGCACTATCAACAAGCTGACTAACAGTACCAGATGGTTTGACACAAGTGATTGCAGCTGCTCGTTCGATTCCGAGTTTGTCTGCCCATTCTTTGTTTGTTTCATACGCAACCTTTCTTAAATCTTCTAATAGAGTTTCTAATCCTTTTTTCTTACCATTTGTTAAAGGATTATCTAAAATGCCGGTAAGTGAGACACCCAACAACCTTTCTTCAGTACAATTTTTTTCCCACTCTTTGGTAAGGTATCTAAAATTGGTAAGAGTGGATTGGAAAGTGCCAAGGATTGTTGCAGTTCTGACTTTCTTTTTAAGAGATTCAATACTGTCATGTCTTCTGACAACGCACTCACTAAGGTTGCAGAACTCTCTACTTCTAAGTATAATCTCGCTACAGGGGTTAGTTCCGAAATCATCTCTAGGATCTCTTCTTGTGACATATTTTCCATTTCCATCTTTTTCCCTCTCGTTTAATGATGCTACTTGATTTTTTGCTGACATTCCATTGTAAATTCCTCTTTCACCCGATTTGGAATCATAGAGAGATAACCATTCTCTCATAAAAGTTCCTGTATCTGGTTTTTCTTTGTAATTAACTGAATTATTTGCAAGTGCTCTCTGGACATTGTGTTCCCACCATTGACCCGATTTTGCGTGTCTCATCTCTCCATCGTTTAAATCAGAAAGGCTAATAAGAGCGCTTCTACGAACACCACCAACCACAACAATTTCAGCAATTTTACAAACAATATCATGACATTCGATAGATTTGAGTTTTCTTCCTGCTGCATCTCGAAATATCTTAGTTGAAAAATGAAATAAATCATCAAGTGGTTCTGGCCCCGATGCTCTACCTCCAAATGTCTTCAGAGGTTTCCCTGCTTCTCTAACTTTAGATAAATCCCATTTCGGAACTTGGCCACTCCACAATAGACTTAACAATTCTTTGAATGCCTTTGCCCATCCAAGTTTAGAATCTGCAACAACTATTGTTGTGTCAGTTGGATGAAATTCTTCTGCAATTACTGGAAGATGATTTACGTGTTCTGTTTCTACACTAAATCCCACTCCTGTTCCATTCATAAGAACATAAAGGATTTCATCGAAAGAACGTGGAGTGTCAACTTTAACATAAGAACAATTGTACCCTGCAATATTTTCTTTGCGGAGTGCATCTCCAGCAGTCATCAAACATCGCATAGAAGGCATTACATTCAACGACAATACTTCATTTTTCAATTCTTCTAAAATACCATTGTCCAAATCATAATTACACATCTCTTTAAGATGTTCTTGAAAAAACCCAAAAAATCTATTAACTGTTTCTCCCCATGTTTCTCTTCGTTTTTTATCGTAATCCCATCGTGCATAACGTGATAAATGTATGAATTGTTGGTATTGTGTGGGCAGGGTGATGGGATCTTTTGAATTCATGTTCTTCTCCATAGGGCGAGCTGTGTTTTTGCGAATAGACTTTTGTACGTGTTTTTATTTATTATTTCAATTAATCTTGATTCTTGGATACTTGCAAGAATCATATCGTTGATGTCTTTACAAGCAACCGAATCTGGCCAGATACAAATTTTCCAACCTTTATCAATAACCTTATTCATTCTAGAAAGTATTTCTTTGTTTCTAGGTTCATTATCGAATATCATTGTTCCTGTTCCTTCATTCATTGCATTTACAATATCAGACTGATCACTTAAATTAACATCTGATCCTGCCATCGCAATACAATTTGGAAGAAACATAGAATCGAATGGCCCTTCTACAATATAAAAGGGTTTCGTTATATCTAACCTATCTAGTCCAAATATTTTTGAGGAATCTTCGTAAACCTTTATAGTGATATAACGAAGCAGAGAGTTTGTAAATGCTCTACCTTGAAATGCAATTAATTTTTTATCTGAGTCATAGAAGGGAATGACAATTCTTTGTTCTTTTTTTGCGAGGTCATAATCACGTTCTGCAACTTTTTCAACAAAACCTTTAAAGTCCTCTGTATAATATAGGTAATTCAAAAACTGACTAGGAATTGCTCGATTAACCAAATACTTTTTTGCAAAGTGATTGTCATCTAAATCACTTATTCTTGGTAAATCAATCTTCGTGTGAAACTTTGGTTTCTCTACTTGAAATTCGGGGTCAGGTGTATTTTGCCCCTTTCCTGTAATTCCTTCTTTATATCTCTCTAAAGAATAGTCCTTGTACATTTCTCCATCAAACTGTTTAAGAAAATTGGAAAATGTAGAACTTTGGCCGCAATTGTGACAACGATAAAAAAGATCTGTTCGTTTTTGATAAAAGTATCCCCGAGCCTTGGTTTTGCTCTTTTGAGAATCACCACAGAAAGGACAACGAAAATTGTACAATCCTTGATTCTTACGTTTAAATAGAGGGAGTCTCAAAGCAAGTAAGTTTACGTACTTTGTATCGATATATGATGGCATAATATAAATCTAGTTTGAGTGTTATAGTGTTATTATAACATACTCAAAGGAAAATGTCAATACATTTTTATGGTATTATTTTCGGAATAACGTGTGTCAATAACCATGCAACTAGAGTGGCCGCACCAATGGTAATCCATCTCCAACGTTCAAGAGATTCTAATTTTGTATATATCAAATTCACATCAGTATTCATTCTGGTTTCTGTTTTCTCAATCATTACATTCATTTTATCTTGAAGATCACCTATGCGAGTATGCAGTATTTTCATCTCATCCCGAAATTCATTATCATTAGTCTTGTTGACATCTTGAGCAGTCAACAATCTACCAATATTCTCCGACAAATCGTTAAGTTTGCTGGTAGAATTATCTAACTTCTTCATCAGAGCATCTAACTCTTTTGTTCGATACTCATCTTTGATTTTTAAAGCTTGTATTTCTGATTTAAGTAGTAGGAAAGATTCTTGTTCTGACATGAATTACCTCTGATGGTTTTGCTTCTTTTATGAACTGTTTACAGAAAAAAGCAAAAGCTTTTGGTGCAAAAGTATTATTATGCACCGACCATGATTCTCCCTTTAATTCTGGATCATGACCATCATTATGTATCTCTAATGTATTGTCTTTATCATCTGTGGCTTTCCATGTAGTTCTTGATTTAAGTATCCACTCGCCATTCATAACTTGTTCGATAGAATCATCTGCGTTGATTTGCAGATATTCTTTAAATTTCATCATTTTCCAAATCCATGTCTTAAAAACTGCATACATCCTGTAACAGAGTCCATTACGATAATGGGTTTTTTTGGATATTTTCTTGCGAACATTCTAATATAATTCCCAGCATCATCCTCACCAACATAACGACTGTAACGATCATACTTCTTTTTCTTGTTGTTGGCCTTAGGATAAAGAGAGGGATTTACAGCAAATACATCCATTCCTGCAAATCGTTTCATCACCACACCTTTGGGCGGTTCTCCCAATGGAATTCCTCTCATTGCAACATTTCCACTTCCTGCATTACTCACAGGAGTATCTTCGTTTAGATACTGTTCAAATTCCTTATTGATTGTTTCATCAAAAGGAAGAGTAATTGTGAGAAATTCTTCTTGTATATACTTCTTTGTCAGACCAGTATATTCATTTGCAAGTGTGAGGAACTTTGCATGACTGACTTGTTCTTCATCATATGCTTGAAGAATACCTATGACTACCTTATCGGTAACATTATCATATACACTCTCAGTCAACTCATCACTTTGAATTTTTTCAAAATAATCAAAGAACTGTTTTTCCATTTCCTTTTCATCTACAAATACTTTTCCATTTCCTTGTTCTTTAATCAACCAGAGTGCGGCCGCATAAGATGCAAGTTTGGATTTTCCAAAAGGAATCTTCCCTAAAATCTTCTTGAGATTCCATACCAAAGTGTCTGAAAGGTTATATGCTTCTTTCTCTTCTTTTGTATCTAAATCTCTTCGCCTCTTGAGAATCTTACCCTTCTCATCAATAATACCCAATTCAAATGCTTTTGTCTTCTCAAAAGGAGTTACCAGTTTCTTCAAAAACTGATAGACAAAGTATATGTTTCCTATTGATGCAATTATGCCCATTATTCTATCTTTCTTAATTCTTTGATTGTAGTTTCATTCAAAGGAATGTCATTGGTGTGAATATCACTTCCATTAATACCCTTTACAACTTTTGGCAATCTTTCCATGAAAAGGAGAAATGGTTTCAATATAGAATAAAACTTTCTCTCCACTTTAAAGAACAACATACGAGTTGCAGCTTCAGTTTCAAATACATTGTAAATAACAATCAAATGATTCATGATCAAATTGATTCGCAATTCACCAGTTTCAAGAAACCGATTAAACAATCTCTTTACATATTTTATCTTGTTCAAATCCTCGTTGAATTCTTCAACTGAAGTGCATTGAATATTTGTGTAGTATTTCATTGCAAAATGAACATAATTTTTTTCATTCAAATCATCAAATAAATTCATTTATTTTTTTAGTTCATAGTTTCAATTACCAACTACCATACAAGTCTTGCACTCTACCTATGTATATTTGTCCAAACATAGCTGCATGGGAAGTACATTGATATCCATAGTTTCCAGTAGATGCATTTTGTTTTGTGGTAAAATTTGGTATTTGCCAAATTAACCATCCAGTAGATTTTGCATTTGCAGATGTTCCTGTTGTTACTGTACCATCCGTAGCAATATGTACTAGATTATCTCCACCATTATTTGCAGCTAAATTAGTTCCTGCACCTCCACTAGATGCTCCTGTTCTAATTGCAAAAGGATGTCCACCGCCCCAACTGAGATAAAATGCATAAGTGTGATTGCATAAAAGATATAAAGATGGATCATTTTGATCTGTTCCATCAGAATTATAATTTGAAAAAGTATAATGACTTGATCCACTAACTCCTGTAACTCTGTATATGTGAGAACTATCAATCATAGGAAATGCAGCAGTAAATGCAGAGTTGTCTTGCATTACTTTAATCTGCTTATTATCATAACTGTTAGATCCATCATATAGAAGTGCTTGTCCTGCTGCACTTGAAGATATTCCAGTATCAGATAATCCTGCGAGAGTAGTTCCTGCGGAATTTAATTGAGTCTGTATACTACTTGTAACTCCATCCAGATAACCATATTCAGTATTTGATACATTACCATTATGAATATGGCCAGCATCTATTCTTGCAGATCCACTAATTGTTGGTTGTTTTGCATTTATCTGAGTTTGAATTGCACTTGTTACTCCGTTGACATATCCAATCTCAGTAGAGGTTGTTGTGGCAGGAGATACGAATCCAGTACCATCTGAAACTAATGCTCGAGATGCAGTTGCGGCCGCAAGTTTATTGAGTGCGATTCCAGCAGCATTTTTAATATCTGCATTGGCAATATTTGTAATAGTATTGTTATCTGAATCAATAGACTTGGTTGTAAGAGTTTGAGTATCTGAGGTTCCAACCACAGTTCCAGTAGGTGCTGCAACTGTTGCAATTGTTCCTAATCCAAGAGTTGTTCTTTGTGCAGCTGCATTTGCATCATCAAGAAGTGCTTTTCCAGCAGCAGTCAAATCATAAACACTTGCCGTTCCAGAACCAGAAAATTGTATACCTTTATCTGCAGCAGAAGTTAATCCCGATACTGCCTGAAGATTTGCACTAAGAGTTATGTCAGATTGATTATTTCCCGAATCGTCAGTTGCGACAACATGAGCTCCATCAAAGTTTAAGTTAGCTCGTGCAGTTAATCCAGTACCATTATTTTGAATAACGTGTTTAGATCCCCCACCACCACCAGAAGATGCAATAGTAACTGTATCTGTTCCTGCATTAGTTGTAAGTGTTACATTAGATCCAGCTGCAAATGTAAGAGTATCAGTTGAAGTATCTGCTACAACATTACTTTGACCCGAAACCGCAATTGTACTAAATTTATTTCCACTACCACCAACCGAATCTGCATATGCTTTAACAGCAGCCGATGTAGGTATTGTTGTGTCATTATCGTTTGATCCAATAGTCTCTGATTCAGTAACCAAAGTTCCTGCTGCAATCTGAGAAGTTGTTACTGATGCTTCTGTCGATAATGCACCCAATCCAAGTGTCGTTCTTTGTGCAGCCGCATTTGCATCATCTAATAATGCTTTTCCTGCTGTAGTTAAATCGTAAACACCTGCTGTTCCAGAACCAGTAAATTGTATTCCCTTGTTTGCAGCTGATGTCAACCCCGATACCGCTTGAAGGTTTGCACTTAATGCAACATCAGTTTGGTTGTTTCCCGAATCATCAGTTGCAACTACATGAGTTCCGTCAAAATTAAGATTGGCCCGTTGTGTAAGACCAGTTCCATTATTTTGTACAGTATGTGCAGACCCAACTACATTTGTTTTAAAATTTGCTACAGATATCTTTTTAGTTTCAGTTGCGGAAGTATCAGAAACTAAAAGTTCATCTGTATTTACAAGAGTGGTGAGCTCATTTAATTCAGTTATTCGTTTGTCCGCCATTTGTTTCTTCTTCTTTAGAAGGTTCTGGTTCTATTTCTGTTACCCATTCATTACATAAGAGAATTGCTCCTCTTACTGTAACTATATCGGTATCAACAAGTTCCATTTGTTTCAACATTTCTTTTTTCTTATCTTGTAGACTGTTGAATTGTTCTATAAGAGTATCACGTTTTTCTTTTATTTTTTCAAGACCTATATTCTTTGCCATGTTTTTTCACTTTCAAATGAGATTATCAATTATGTGCTTGTTACAGCGTTTCCTATCAATGATGTTACAATCCACTTAGCCCCTGTCCACAACAAGGTAGCATTAGAACCAACTGTTGGAATACTAATTTTAGTATTTGATCCACCAGTATGATCTAAGAAATTTGCTGGAGTTACTTTAAAACTTGTTGGTGCAGTTGCAATTAAAGCAATAGTAATTGTCTGTCCAACATGATCTCCTGCTGTCATTGTTGCAACACAGGCTGCGGATGCAGTTCCAGTACAAAGGAACAATGCTTTTCCGTCAAGTGCTTGAGTTGTTGTTGAAACTGTTACTGAACTAACAGCAGTAGTTCCATATCCAATTGTTGTTGGTATCGTATTAAAAAGATTTGCGACTGTAATCTTTTTATTAACAGGTGTACTTCCCATATCGGTTACGACATGAGCGATGTCCGATGCTGCAGTTGTTACTGTTGCAGTCAACGCACTAATTTTTTTATCTGCCATTTATATCTCCTAGGCTAAGATGTTGGGACTCAACACCTATGGATTATTATGCGCTAGAGTTTGGGGAGAAATAATCTCCCCAAAGGAATTACTCTAGACGCTTAAATTATATAGGTTACGCAGTTCCAGTATACGTTGCAATCGTTGTACCAGTTGTTGCAACAGTAGCAGCAGTACCATCTTGATCTACGATAGCACCAGAACCAGCATATGTAATTGCTGCACCTGAACCACCACCAATTGAACAAGTTCCACCGTTATTAACAGAAACACTTGCTTTTGCAAATGTTAATCTGTTTGTTCCTGTTCCAGCAGTATATGATAAAGTAGTTGCAGGGAATGAACTTGCGACTGCACATACGATTCGTGGTTCATTACTTGCATTTGGAGCGGTTACTGTGACTTCTTCATCAAATGTAACTTGAGCAGTAACTGTTCGTGATCCTGCTGCGGTTGCAGTTGTAGTCCAGCGTACACTTGTAACAGATGCACCACCAAGTGTAGTAGAAAGTCCACCAACACAAGCAAGAATTTCTTCCTGTGCAGATGAGTTATCATTACCAGATGCTTTAGTTCCGGCCTTTTGAGCCCAGCCAGGTGTTTGTGCAAATATATCTTGTTTCTTGAATTCCGAGTTTTCATCGGTAGACAACCACTTTGGTTTTTGTGCTTGTGTACCAGCTGCGGTTTTTCCCCATAAGGACATTTTATTCTCCTGTATTAAATTTAAAAATTGTTATTATTAACGACCCAATTCTGGTTTGTAAGCACCGTCTTTATGGAGTCTATAGGCAATATCTTTTGCCGTTTCTTCATCGACATAATCTTCCCCTGAAACGGAGTAAAACATATGTACTTTTCTATCATAAAAATACACTTCTCCACTAAGTTCATATGGGCCTTCTAAACCTTCATCTATGTACTTCGCAAAGTTGACATTAAGATTTGGATATGCATGAGAATGTCTATAATGTCCATCCCAATCCTGTTCTCCGACTTCAAGTCCGTTATCTAAAACTGCTTCTTTGACTTCTTCTTTGTGATAGTCTGAAACAGTCTTTTTAAGTGTTCTTTCTTGAGCACGTTTTTCTCGTAACCCAGCAAAGAGTTCTTTATATTTTTTCATTTGTTTCTCGTCCATTTTGGGTTTGAAGTTTAACTTGTCTTTCTTTTTGGATTTTGGATCATCCTCTTCTTTTTCTTCTTTGGAAAGTTTTGCGGCAATGGCCATTTCTTTGCGTTTCTTGTCTGACTTACCTTTGAATTGTGGTGCATCGGAATCTTGGAAATCTTTTATGACTGCTCCCATACTTGCTTTTTCAATATCGATACCTTCTTCTTTTGGCCCATAACCTTTAGGGGTTACATCTATCCAGTTTATTTTTTCTCTACCTTTTGCAACACGTGCTGCGGCATCCTTTTTCAAATTTCCGTCTTTATCAAAGAACTTCGCAAGATGAGGTGGGAGCTTACTCTTTGCTTCATCAAGTTCAACTTCTTCTTGAAAAGAACCAGATGCAATAGTTAATTTTGGAGGTTTTCCTTTTTTAGAAAAAGATTTAATTAAAACATCCTGTGCTTTTTTCTTATCTTTCTTATTGATTATTATTTTTCCATTATGTTCTTTGTGTTTTATGTCTGCATCACCTAATGCCATTTTAGCCTGTAACATAGCACTTTCATCAAGTTCAACTTCTTCCTTATTGTAAGAAGAATACATATATCCTGCTTTCAACATTCTCTTAACTTTGGTTTTAAGAAATTGGACAACCTTTTTAGGATCTCTGAAATCTTTTGCTTGAATCCACCTAGTTTCATTTGGTTTCCATATTTTTCCTACATCATTAATCCATACAGCAAATCCACCTACTATAGATGTATCAGTAACTTCTTTTTTCCCTGTTTCTGGATCTATATCGATAATCTTTTCTCCCGGCTTAAAACTTTTTGAAGGGGGAGAATCTTCTTTTTCATACTGAACCATAATCCTGACACCCTTATCACCAGACAATTGTAATCCGAGGCCAGGTATTGTTTCACTAGATCTTGGATGTTTGATTGAATGTCGAACCAACTTCACGCCAGGAATTGCTTTTTTAAGTCCATCTAACAATACTGTAGGGAAAAACTTATCTTGATTTACGTATTTTTCATCCAACATTCTCTTGACTTTTGCAAGAGGGTTATTTGCTTCATCAACCTTTACTTCTTCTCCTTTACCATATCCAGACTCACCATGACGACTTTTCTTTTTTCCTCCGAAAACAAACTGTTTCTTTTTCTTCTCATCTTTTGCTTTGTCTCTGTAAGTGCTTGCTTCACCAAGTTCAAATTCTTCAAATGTGAAAAATTTATCCGTGTGTTTATCCATAAATTTATCAAGAGTTTTCCGCATAACAGGAGTTGCTGGGAAAGATCTGGTTAGTGCATCCATTGCTTTTTTCTTATCTTTTTTAGCAATAACTATTTTTCCATCCTTTGATTTCATTTTTATTCCTGCATCATCAAATCTTCGCTTCATTAATTCCGCCGCTTCATTATCCTTATCTTCTTCAAGTTCAAATTCTTCCACAAATGCCTGTTCAACATCCACTTCTTTTGTTTCTATAAATTTTGCAAATTCTTTATCCATTTTACTTTCCTCCAATCATTTTCATCGCAAATCCTTGTGCTTGAAGGAATCCTACTTTAGTTCCTATCATCTTTTCAAAATGTTTTTTATGGTCTGGTTTCTTTAGTGCATCATATACCTGAGTCATTGCAGATGCAGAAAACAAATCTACTCTTGCTCTTCCATCTTTGAACATGAACATAAGATTTTGTTTATCTTTTACTATCTTTTTAAGATTGTCTATTGTTGGTGGATATGCAGGTTCTTTTGCAGCATAAAGTCCGCCCTCTTCAATATCAACTTCTTCTTTGAAGGACAATTTCGATCCAATCATTTTCTCAGCCTTTTTCTGACTGTGCTTCCCCATAACTTTAACAATCTTCAGAGTTCTTGGATCTTTTCCAAAATGATAATCATGTTTTGAAAAGTTAGACATTTTGACAGAGGACTTAGCACCCTTCTCATCAGTTGTTACGGCCATTACTTCACCACCTTTTGCTTTGTCTATAACTGCCCAAAATTCTTCTTCGATCTCAACTTCTTCAGTAAACTCAACTGGAACTAAAACTGTTCCTTCTTTACTGTCATAAGTTATCATCGTTTCTTTGCCCTTAGTAGGGTTCTTGAAATCTCTATGAACTTTACTAAAATTCTTTTTGGAAATTTTAATTACTTTTCCATCATACTTGTAATCTCTGTCAACAAGAACCGCCTCTTTAACTTCTTCGTTTTTTCCTACTGGATCTTCACTCTCATCTTCTAGGTGATATCCCCTTCCATCACAATGTTTACAACCTTCACCATTACATTTTGGACATTCGTGCTTCACTTTTGCTTCTGTCTGAACTTGTTCTTCATGGTCGGCAACATGAGCAGCATCAAGTGCGCTATAACACGCTTTTCGTTCTTTCTCATCTTTCAATGCAGAACAAGATTCAACACCAAACTTTTTCGCAACTTCTTTGCGTTTTCGTTGATATTCTTCTTTATCACCAGTTGCTTCTGTTAGAGAAGGATTCCGTATCTTTCTTAGGATATCGGCCATTTTCTGCATACTTTGTGTATTAATCATAATAGTTCCTTATTCTGGCGAATCTTTATATCTTGCTTTGCGAGTTTTTAAATTTTCTTTGTTTCTGTCTGCTGCACGTTTATGGCGCTCTTTTCTGCGTTCTAAATCGTCATGTTCCGCATCAGTCATACGTTCTTGGAGATATTCTATAAAAGTTTTCATATTAATATTTATAAATTATTTGTATCCCAATTTCTTGAGTTCTTTAATAGTATTCCTTGCAGAAGTATGTACTATTCCTAGTCCTCCTGCTTTTTTGAATGCAGCTATATTCTTTGAATGGTCATCGATTAATAGGTTTGGTCTTCCATCTCTACCATCTTTTGCAAAGTTTGATTTGTGTTTTCGTAATACTGCATATATTCTATCTTCTGAAACATTGAAGTGTTTCTTCGCCCACTTTTTCTTATCATCAGCAGCTCTTTCGGAAATATTACCTCTTTCTGGCGATTTTCTTGGTATAGCAGTTAGAATATTGGGGTTATATTTTCCTATAAACTTCCAAAGTTGATGTGCATCTGACATAGGTGGCAACAAATAGAACATATTTTCTGGAAGATCTGTCCAGTATTCATCCTTGAATGGTTTTCCCAAATGTTCTCTTGTAAATGTTATGAAATCAGCAATCACTCCATCCATGTCACAATAGATGGTTGGTGTGTCAAATTCTACAATATAGTCTTTGAAAGTTTTCATTTTATTCAACCTCTTTTTCTTTTGCCATGTCACGATACATCTGTTTCATTTTTGCAGGAGTAACCCTTTCGATTTCCAACTCTTTAACCACTTCTGGTTTTAGAATCTTTCTCATATTCTGTTTGACTTGAGATGCACTATCTGCTTCTACAAATGTTGGTGCGACATCTGGAATCCTGACTTTGAAGAACGCTTCTCCTAAGTATTCTTTAAATTTTTTCATTCTGGCCTCGTTATGCTGTATACTTTTGCTATTTGTTTTTCTAATATTGGAGTTCGATCTGGCCAGTAGATGTATTCCTTTTCTGCATTTTTCATCAGACCTTTTAACATCGGTATAACCAGCGTTTCTAATTCTTTGAGTTTGCCCGTAAATTTTTCATTCAATTCGCCTTTACGTTCTTCTACTTCATCTATGACTGCACGTATTGAACTTCCTTGTTCAGTTAATGCATTTACTGCTTGAGAAGATTCCATTTCGAGAATCTTATCTACTTTTCCTTCCAATCTGGAAATCTTTTCTCCTGTCTCATCGAACAGGCTGGTATCTTCTTTATCGCCAAGTGCTTGTATTAAACTTGAGATAGAATCTATCTTTTTCTTTAACTCATCGAATTCATCTGATGAAACACCAGTTGATGGAGTTGATTCTGTATCTGGTTGTGTCTTTTTGAATTCATCGGTAGATACCGCACTAAACCCAAAATCGAAATCGTCTGCCATTTTTTTCCTAGTATTAAATTCTCAAGAATCAGTAGTGTCACCCATCAACGAATGACACTACATCTTCATTCACATAATTTATTTTTGGTAGGTGTCTTGCACTTTACGAACACTCCGAATTCTCTCTTCAAAAGAATTGTGGCGTTTGTAAAATTCCTTCACAGCATCTTCTGAGGTTTCCGCCTCGATTTTATCCATTCCAGAATACCAAGGCGGAAGCGTCTTCTCGTACTGTACAAAGTACATCGTAGACTCTCCCTAAAGAAGATTAAATTGTGTCGCTAAATACATTATCTCTTACACCTATTTATTTTATTTAAACTTCCAACTTTTGATCTTTTGTCTTAAAATTCTTTTTTCTCATAACTGTCTTTGCAACAAGATCGAGCATTTTGTTTCTATCAAGATTCAGAACAAATGGCATATTAACATCTGTTTCCATGTCAGTTATGACTGCTTCTGCATCTGGATTCATCTTTGCAATTTTCTTACCATATTTCTTGTAAGTCAAACGAAACAATCGAATGAGTTCAGCAGAAGTAATCGGTTTCTTATTTCGTTCATCATTGACTCTATCAAGGAAATGTCTGGTAAACTCTATATCAATTCCCACAGCCGCAAATAACCTATCTGCATATTTCTCTACTTGGTCTAAGTCACTCTTAGAAACATCTTCTGTGAATTGTTTAAACGTTTTCATCTTATGCACCACTTATTTCTCCACGAGCAGCAATGTCCACCTTATCTTGACTCTTTGCCCACTTCTGAGCCTGAGCTTTGTTTTTAAATCCATTAGAAACTGGCATCCATTTATTGTTCCCCACAAGACCCATTACATACCATTTTTTATCGTTAGGGTTTATGGAAACAATATACTTAGAATTTGCTTCTTCTAGATACTGTGAAAATGTTTTCATTTCTTTGCCTTTTGCCAAAGATCATTGTCCGATTTTCTTGCACCACCGCCTGTAATAAAAGAATTCACTCTTGCGTATGCCCATTGTTGAGAAGTTGCGCCTGGTCTGTGTCCTGTCTTATATGCAGCCAAACCTCTATCATAAACTTTTTTGAGAATACCATATGATATTCCTGTCTTCTCTGCTTTATTGACTAACCCTGTAAGTTTCTCTTCTCCATACATCTGTTTGTATTTGTTTGTATACTTAGAAGTTTTGGTCTTTGCAGTTGCATCGCCAGGAGCAGGCCCTTTCTTCTTTTTGTCAAAGTGTCTTGCTCTTGCAGCCTTGGTAGACTTTGACATATCTCCT